GCAATTGCAACACTAAGAGCTGAAAATGATCCCACTTATGCTGTCCGTGATGTTGTGGCTCGACCTGAAGTTACACATGCTAAATCACTGAGTAAAGAAGAACGCGCTCAGGTACGCACAAGATTGGAAAATTATGGTGGCGCAGAGACGGTTAAGAATGCTGGGTTTATGTTGCTGTATACAATGCTAAGAACAATTGAAATTAGGAGGATGGAGTGGTCATGGGTCGAATTTGACGAACGTGTGGTGAACTTCCCTAAAACCGCAATGAAGAAAAGCCGTGCTCATATTTTACCAATGTCCGATCAGGTCTATAACATTCTAAAAATTCAGTATGCCAATTCAGGCAATAAACAGTTTGTATTCCCTGCGGTATATAAAAACGATGGAATGCTAAATCAAATGACATTAAATCGTATGCTTGATAATCTTGGGCTTGATGATGTTTCAGCACATGACTTTCGCGCTACCGCCTCAACCCTGTTAAATGAATTGGGTTATGAAGAAAAATGGATTGAGGCGCAATTAGCGCACGCTGACGACAACAAAACAAGAGCTTCATATAATCATGCGAAATATCTAATTGATCGTAGAAAGATGATGCAGGATTGGGCTGATATTGTGGATGGGTGGAAAGAATAAAAATGAAAACATGGACCTACTTTTATATAGAGCACACGATTAAGAATGGGGAGATTTTTAGGAAGGAAACTGGGTGGGGTTTGGTTCTAAAGAAATAGTTTTAAGCAAGGGTATCAATTAATGAGCATTTATAAGATTTTTAATTCTTACGAGGACCAGGTTAAGGAAGCGAATCAATTCAGAGGGCTACCTTTATATAGATTTTTTAAGAATGAATGGGAAGCTGAATGTCTGCTAGATGGAAAAGTGTGGATTAGTACACTGAAAAAATGTAGGGAGTTTGAGTGTTCGCAGCAAGGAGATAAAGGAGAAGGAACGTCAACCTTTCATCAACTTCTCTTATCAATAGATCATCGTATAGTCACAGAAAAGGATCATCAGATTCTGAGTCATATGCCTATTGATATTAATTTACCACCTCCTGGTCAGTTTTATAACGGATCGATTAACCTAAGTGATAATAAGGTAAACTTTGCTATACCAAATGGATTTTTACTTTGTACCACCAACGCTCCCGATAATTTACAAGCACAATCTAGTGAATGGAAGTTTGGTGTTAAAATAAATCTTAGACAGTCAAAAATTTTTGAAATATTAACTAGTGCA